ATGAATAATGTAATATGCAGCTCTTGTGGTTCTCACTTAAAATATTACGATAAAGTCCCCAGAATTATACGAACAAAAGGTGGAAGAGCAAGGTTTATAGAAATCCCACGATATCGATGTGATATTTGTGGTTCTATACATAGACATCTTCCAGAAAATCTGTTTCCATATAAACAATATGATGCGGAAATAATACAAGGTGTTGTTGATGGAATAATTACAAATGATACGTTAGGATACGAAGATTATCCATGTGATGCGACAATGCTAAGATGGAGGACGCAAAAAGCACACTGCCTATTATGAGAAAATCATATTTAGGAGGTATGAGTATGTGTGATGATCAAAAACAATTATCTAGGAAGATTCGCGCAATGGAGGATGAACTTTTAAGAACAAGAGATTATCATAAAGCGGAACAACTAAGTGTAGAACTACGAAAAATGCGTATTCGATTATCGAAAATGAGGTATGCAGGGGCGTGAACAACGCCTCTTTCTTTTTATATTTTTCCACTGAGGTTGTTTTTACTATTTAATAATTCTAACCTAGAATAGAATCACCGGCGGTAATAAATGCAAAGGAGATTTTATTTAATGGGAACAACTTTAAGAGCAGAGTTATCGGAAAAGAATCCGTATTGGATAGAGAAGCATAGATATTACGAATTGAAACATTTTTGCCTGCAATATCCTATATGGAAGAAAATGCATTCAGCTTTGAATGGTTTTCAATCAAGTGGTGTTAATACATTTTCTGTAGCTACCGTTAGAGCCTTGAGCAATCCAACAGCTAAAATAGGAACGCTCAGAGCATTCTATTCAGAAAGAATAGATATGGTTGATCGTACTGCAAAATTAACAGATTCAGATTTGGCAGATTATATTATTATTGGTGTTACAGAAGGGTGTTCGTACGATATACTGAAAGCTAGATTAGATATTCCATGTTGCAAGGATGTCTATTACGAACTATATAGAAAATTCTTTTGGCTGTTAGATAAAGAACGACAGTAACATTCGCAAAAATTACATACGCCTTTATGAAAAGAATAACATTATAACGGAGGTATTAAATATGAGTATTGTAAAGAAAGTAGCAAAGATGAGATTGGTGTTTCATGCTAATATGCTTGATGTATGTAATGTTGCTAATCAATTAGGAATATTAAATGACGGTAAAGCAGAAGAGATTATGAAAAACCATACGATGAAATGTTTTGATGCTATGGAACATATGGGGTTAGACCCGTTTGGAAGACGTTCAGATGATTGAGCCAGCAATGGCTCTTTCTTTTTCGCATTATTTACAAGGCGTATTATGAAAGGAGTTGAACGAATATGGAAGAATTAAAAAAGATTAACAGTAAAGTTGCAGCAAAACAGATAGGAAGACTTATTGGTGGGACTGGAGGTGTGATTATCGGAGTGGTATTAATCGGAAAATTTATATACCAAAAAGGAATTACTAGTTCACAAATTGCCATCAGTAAAGAATTTCCAGAGGAGTACGCAGCAATGACTGAAAAACTATGTGAAGCATTTGAAAACACCTTTGTGAAGGAGTCCTAACAAGGGCTCTTTCTTTTTATCCTAGATTAGAAACAGGACGAAGGTTACCGGAAAACATGATATTTTGATATTTGAAAAATTGCGGATGGGATTTTTCAGAAAAACTTTTTGAAGGAGGTGTAACAAGTGGTAGTTACAGTTATTGCAAGTGTTATAGGATTCTTAATTGGAGCATTCATAGGTTGGTATTGTACCAGAAAACAGAAAGAAAAAACAATAGGAACCATAAGAGCTGACAGTTCTGATCCAGACAGCACTCCGTATTTATTTCTTGAAATTTATGCAGGGAAAGTCAATGAACTTTATACGAATAAAACAATATCATTAGACGTTGACTTGAACGATTATATTTCGCAGAAATAACACTCTCTATTATGGAAGAAATTCAGTAATTACAGAAGGGAGATTATTAAAATGAATGAAAACATCAACGAATTATTGGATGAGGAAATTGCAGCAGAGATTCAGTCTATATCTGAAATGAAAGACGGTAGTACTGAGAAATCGAAGGCAATCAGCGATTTAGCAACGCTGTACAAACTTAGAATCGAGGAGAATAAGAATCTGTGGGAAGCGGACGAGAAATACGATCGTCGTAAAATGGAAGAAGAAGCCGGATTACGAGACGAAGATATTAAACGTACGCAGATCTCAGAACAGATTAAAGATCGATATTTTAAAGTTGGTATTGCGGCAGCAGAATTGATGATACCTTTGGTGTTCTATGGAATATGGATGAATAAAGGATTTAAGTTTGAAGAAACTGGGGCATATACCTCAACAACATTCAAAGGATTATTTAATCGTTTTAGACCGACTAAAAAGTAAAAACAGAATTTTGAATAAGGAGAGCGTGTTTACAGCATGTTCTCTTTATTTTCCTTCGTGATTTTTACATATACTTTTATGAGAGAATAAAGCTTTATCTCTTGAACTACAGTAAATAGTCTGTATACTTATGTATATAAGACTGAACGGTATGAAAGGAGATTTTTAGCTATGAGTTTTTTCAATGATAAGTTAGTTAAAGCTATGTTCAGTAGAGAGTATATTTGCCACGAGTGTGGAGCGTTAATGGAATTTGAAGATGAGGGAGAAGATATATTGGTATGCCCTCATTGCGGTCACAGCGTAGAATTAGATTACTACGGGCGAGAAGGTGACGAAGAATATGAAAATTTATATCCAACTCTGGAGGAAGTTCTGGACATGGAGAACGATTCCGAGGAAGAGTCAGAAGAATAGAAACATAAGCTAAAATTGGAAGGAGCTTTGAGCGAAATGTTCAAGGCTCTTTTCTTTTTGCATTTTTGGAGTGTGGTAACAAATGAGATATCATTATATAAAACCTGATTTTTATTCAAAAATGTACGGACGTATATATGAGTGTAACCACCCCGTATATAGCAGATGTACATTATTTGAAATCGGCAAAAAAGGACTGGCGGTGATTCAGCAAAGATACAATCCAGACAACAAAACTACATGGTGGGGTGAAATCGATACATGGCTTACCGATAGATTATATTTACATCCGAATTTCAAAAAATATTTTGACGATAGAGCTGGAGAGTGTACGGACGGTATATATCCAACTGTAACTATCAGACAAATGATGTGGGCGTTGAAAATGAAACCAATTCAGAGGCAAAGATGGGAAACATGTTTTGATAGAAGAGATGTTTAAGCGAAAATTGCATGGCGTATTATGAAAGGAGTGATTTCTTATGAGTAATATTAAAGAATGGTTTTTGAAGCATGTCGATGAGATTCCGGATGAGGAATTATTAAGACAGGGGTACAGCCAATCTGATATTGACTTTTTGAAAAACAGAGAGGAAGAGGAGTCCTAACAAGGGCTCTTTCTTTTTCGCTAAAATCACAGTTCCTTTTATGAGAAAAATCAACATTCTTGAAAGGAGTAAAAGGAGCATGGATGAGATGAAAATAGTATCGAAATTCACGAGAGGGATTATTTCAAAAGCATTGAAAATGGTGATACGGAAGAAAACAGGATACAATATAGATATTCAGTTGAATGAAGTCACCACGACGATTGCCGATGGAAAAACACACCTACACGTGGATGTAGATGCTGAAATCGGAAAGGATGAGCTTGTAAATATACTTAAGAGTATTGGTTTAAATTAGTACGAGAGGGTCGCTTACAGCGGCTCTTTCTTTTGCTTCGCAAAATATACAAGGCGTATTATGGAGAGATGATAGCTTAATGGTAAAGCACCAGATGAATATCTGGAGATGGCGGTTCGAGTCCGCTAAGTCTTTCTTTTTATTTTCAATTTTGAGAAAGGAGGAGCAGGAGTGTCTATCGATCAACTTGATTTGATTTTATGCGATATGTATAAAATCGACATATACATGCCGCCATATTTCAAGCGAAGAGAAGAGTTTGAAAAAGCAAGTTATTCGATATGGGCTATTGACGAACTTAAATCTTATATCGCCGATAGACTGTATCCGAGAAGAAGTGGGAGTATTAATGAATTCATTAAATACACGAATGATTTCATCGAATTGGTATCTCGGTATTCTAAAATTACACCCGCTAGTCAGTTAATGTTTTCAGTAGCAAGGAACGTAGCCACAAATGTTAACGATTTGTTCCGTGCTATGAAGTAAGAAAGGAGTTTGTATGAAAATTGATTTGAAAAAGACTTCGCCAACGATTTTGTCATGCATTGGTGCTGGAGGAGTGGTTCTGACTTCTGTATTGGCAGTTTGGAGCACTCCCAAAGCATTGCGAAAAATTCGTGTCGATAGTAAAGAAAATCATGAAGGGGACCCAAACGCTTATACTAAAATTGAAGCGATTCGTTCGGCATGGTTTTATTACATTCCAGCAGTAGCAACCGGTATCGGAACGATAGTTTGCATATTTGGAGCGAATACTTTAAACAAACGGGCTCAAGCGTCAATAACCAGTGCCTATGCGTTACTAAATGATTCATACCAAAACTACAAGGAAAAACTTAAAGAACTATATGGTGAAGAAGCACATCAAAAAATTGTAGATGCCATAACGGTCGAAAGGGCTAAAGATATGTATATGACGTCAGTTGGCATTGTCAGAAATGGAACTCTTGATTTTGAAGAACATAATCCGGACGATAATAGATTGTTTTATGATTCGTTTTCAAAGCGATATTTCGAAAGTTCGGTAAACAGAGTAATTCAGGCTGAATATTATCTTAACCGTGATTTCGCATTAGGCGGACGTATTTCGGTTAACTATTTATACGAATTACTCGGTTTGGAGCCTATTGACGGAGGAGATGACATCGGTTGGGGACTTGACAGCGGATTATGCTGGGTAGATTTCAATCATTATAAGAGTGTTTTGGATGATGGATTAGAAATATATGTCATAGATATGAATTTCTTACCGGACGTTTTCGATGAAGATTAACAGGAAAATACGCAAAAAATACAAGTCTTATTATGAAAGGAGAGTGACATCATGAACAGTAAATTAATTAAAGTCATCAGTTTAACAGCAACATTAATCGGATTAGGGACGAGTCTTATTACCGATTGGTGCGATGAAAAGAAAATGGAGGACACGGTTGAAAAGAAAGTTAATGAAGCACTAGCTAAGAAAAATAGAAATGAAGAGGAGTCTTAATTGACTCTTTTTCTTTTACTTATTATGGAGGAAGCTATGACACCAACAGATAGTGCTATTGAATGCGTTCGATGGTATATGGGGTTGGTTGATCGAACGTGCGAAGAAAATGATTTAAAAACTTGGAGTTATTACAAATGGGCGGCAACAGAATTATTATACCGCCTACACAGCAATCGAGGAGTTCCGCCATTAGTCATATTTGAAGAATTCCATGACGAAATGGATAAATATTCAAAGAAAAAGAAGCTTGCAAGCTATATATTTTCTTGCGGAAAAAATGCGACGGAACAGATTATAGATATGCTAATTTCTTAAAAATTATATTCACGGAGGTATTTGAAATGAAAGAACTTAATAACAATATGAGATTAGAAACACCGGCAGTAGCAAAACTTATCGACAAAATGATGGAACAGGGAACTACATACGAGGATTTCGAAAAGGTATTGGCATATGCGCTTTCAGCAATGGCAGCTGATGACGCTCAGATTAGTATGTGGGAAGCGGCTGAGAAAACAGGAATCAAAGATATTTGTAAAAAATATATGGACAATGAAGTAACCGCACCGACAAAACGTTTTGGAAGATTTCCGTGGGGACAGCCATCAACAATCTTTACAATTCCAACCGTAAGACAGAAAGTTCTTGAACTCAAGCCAAGCGAAATCAAAGTTGGAGATAAAATTTGTGTAGAGCTGAAAGGGCTTGGGACTTTTATGGCTACTGCTCATAAAGTTACAGTAAATGAAATCTTATTTATTACAGACGAATACATTGCATCAAAGCCTATGTATGGGTTACAGGAATGGATTGAAACATCTGTATATAATGCTTTCCCAGAAGAGTTAAAAGGTAGAGTTAAAAATCTCACGATTCCGACTGTTGGACAGGTGTTCGGCTGGGATGACGAATGGTGTCGTAAAACTTTTGTGAGAGATGATGACGAGCAGTTACCGCTTATGAAAGAAAGACGTAACAGAGTTGCATATTTGGATAATGATTACGAATGGGGATGGTTACGAAATTCTACCAAGCGAGAAATTTCTTCGGCTGCCTTTGCCAATGTCTACCTCGATGGTAATGCGTGTTACGGCGACGCTTCGAACTCTAATGGCGTTCGTCTTGAGTTCACGTTGGTAAAATAAAATCTCGGGGCCTTGTGCCCCGCTATAAGCGGAGGAAAAGAAATGTCAAAATTGAATATACCAACTGTCGTTCAATCATTAAAATCAGCAACCGTAAAGCATAGTCCAGAGATTTTAACTGGTATTGGTATTGCTGGTATGATCTCGACTACAGTGATGGCGGTTAAAGTAACACCAAAAGCATTAAAATTAATTGATAATGCTGAACTAAAAAAAGCTAATGAGTCGTGTACACCGTATGAGGGACATAACCTCAGTAAGACGGAGATTGTAAAGACCACGTGGAAATGTTATATTCCAGCAGCTATAACGGGTGGCTTGTCAATTGCTTGTTTAATTGGAGCTAGTTCTGTCAATTTACGAAGGAATGCGGCTCTTGCTACAGCGTACACTTTATCGGAAACGACACTTAGAGATTATCAGAAGAAAGTAGTAGAAACCATTGGTGAAAAGAAAGAGCAGTCGGTCAGAGATGCTGTTGCAAAGGAAAAGGTTGAACAAACACCAGTTCATACAAAAGAGGTAATTATAACCGGACGAGGCGACTCTTTGTGCTACGATTCTGTATCCGGAAGATATTTTAAATCAGATATGGAAACCATTAAGAAAGCTGAAAACGAATTAGATGCCAGATTAAGAAACGAAATGTATGTCTCGCTTAATGAGTTCTACTATGAAATCGGACTCGAACCATTGAGAGTAATCGGTGAAGATTTAGGATGGAATATTGACAGTGGTTATCTGGATCTGAATTTCAGTTCACAGATTGCATCGGATGGAACACCGTGTCTTGTACTGGATTATGGAGTTGCTCCGAGATATGATTTTCGTAATCTCATGTAGCTACGCATTTTTTACAAAGTCTATTATGGAAGAAAAAAATAAATTTCTAAAATCTAAGGAGGATTCAATCATGGAAAACAATGAAATTATGAACAACGAGGAAGTTATGGAAACAGCAACAGAGGAAATTGTAAAAGCGACTTCTAACAGCAGCTGTCTCAGTTCAGTAACCAAAATCGGTTTGGCTATGGTAGCAGGAGGATTAATCTGCAAATTCGTAGTTGAACCTGGAGTTAAGAAACTGAAACACTGGGCAGAAGATCGTACAGCAAAAAAGGTTGCCGGTGAACATGATACCGATAATGTTGTCGAAGACAATTCCGTTGAAGCCAGTGAGGAAGAAACAGAATAAAGAAATTGATTTTATCTAAAATCAGGGGAGAGTGCCTACAACAAGGTTCTTTCCCTTTTTATTTTTACAGGGAGGGATTTCATGAATCAATATTTATATGATGGTCCAGTTATGGAATTTGGTACTTGCGTATCTAACAGATGGCAAGGGACTACGTACGCAGTGTCAGAAAGAAAAGCAAGAAGTAATCTAGTGTACCAGTTTAAAAAGAAAAACAATCGAGTTCCGGGTGCTAAAATCACGCTCCCTGGAGAAGTTATTATTGTTGCTTGAAAGGAGAAAATAATTTAATGGGAGAATATGCATCAAATTCTCATAAATCAAAAGAAAAACGAAGCGAACAGGTTCCAGAAAAGAAAGTGGAAAAAATTGTAAGTGGTTCGGTAAAAGCTAAGAAAAAAAGTGGCTTACAGAAGATTACAAATGTATTCGTTCCGGAAGATGTTGACAATGTCAAAAGTTATATTCTTGAGGATATCGTTGTGCCTGCCGTAAAGGACATTATTTTGGATGCGGTAAGAGCATTTCTTGGCGTTAATGGAAAATCCGGAGGCAGGAGTACGAATGCTTCTAAAGTATCATATCGAAAGTATTACGAAGATAATCGCAGAGATTATAGCTCAAGTACCAGAACAAGAACCGGATACGAATACGACGATGTGATATTGGATAACCGTGGCGAAGCTGAAGACGTATTATCAAGAATGGATGAGCTGGTTGCTACATACGGTCTGGTAAGTGTTGCTGATTTTTATGATCTTGTTGGTATCACTGGTAACTATACAGATAATAAGTATGGTTGGACTGATATTCGTAGTGCAAACGTAGTGCATGTACGAGAGGGTTACATGATTAAGTTACCGAAAGCTTTGCCGTTGAATTAGGAGGTGATATATGTGTACGAATCAGATGACAAAATGGTGTCTCATCCGCAACATTATCAATCACCATCCGGATTAGAAGTAATAGATGTAATTGAAGCTTTTACTTCTGAACTCAAAGGGATAGAGGCGACCGATACGGGTAATATTATCAAATATGCCTGCCGTTGGAAACACAAAAACGGAGTGCAGGATTTAAAAAAGATAATGTGGTATACACAGCATTTAATTGACCATTTAGAAAACAATGTAAAGGAGAATCAGGAATAATGAAAAAAGAAACATTTATGAAAACAGTAAATGCAAAAACAAGAAAAATTGGTATTAAGTTAAAAAAACATAGCCCGGAAATTCTGCTGGTAGCAGGACTCGGCGGAGCAGTTGTCAGCGCTGTAATGGCATGTAAAGCGACAACAAAATTGAGCACTATTATGGAGGAATCTAAAAATAATTTGGAAGCCATTCATAAATGCTCAGAAGATAAGGAAATGGCAGATACATATTCTGTAGAAGATGCTAAAAAAGATACAACAATCGTATATGTTCAGACAGGCGTAAAACTGGCTAAATTGTATGCTCCGGCGATTGCCGTTGGCATTGTATCGGCTACAAGCATTTTAGCAGCTAACAATATTATGAGAAAAAGAAATGTAGCTTTGACAGCAGCACTCACAACAACCGATCAGGCATTTAAAGAGTATCGTAGCAGAGTTGTTGATAAGTTTGGCGAGCAGGTCGATAAAGAGCTTAAGTACGACATTAAAGCAAAGAAATTTGAAGAAACAGTCACTGATCCAGAGACAGGAAAAGAGAAGAAAAGTAAAAATACTGTAAACATCGCCAATCCTGGATGCAGTGAGTATGCTAGATTCTTTGATGAAACATGCAAGGGTTACGAAAGAGAAACTCAGTACAATCTCATGTTTCTTCGAGCTCAGCAACAGTTCGCAAACGATAAGCTTGTGGCTGATGGATTCTTATTCTTAAATGATGTATATTCCATTCTCATAGGAGGTGTTGATAAATGACACAATTTGTACTTGGACATGTTGTATCCACAATAAAAATTGCTGCTGAAATAGCTAAAGACCCAGAATTTGCACAGTTTGTAATGGATTCGTTGCATAAGAGATATGTAAATGGTGACTGGGGTGATACATGCGAAGAAGACGCTAAAGCGAATGATTATGCGGTGACTCATGACGAGCGTATCTTAGCTGTGTACAAAATGGATGCTAGAACCATATGGATTATTACGGAATGGGATAGAAGTGCGACGACAATTCTATTCCCAGAAGAATACTAATGGCTGGAATAAGTCTGCGAGATTATCAAATCGATGCGGTTAAGCGAATGCGTAAAGGATGCATATTATGTGGTGGTGTTGGGAGTGGTAAGTCTCGAACTGCACTGGCATATTACTATATGTGTAATGGTGGAGAAATTGATACAGACGAATATGTACCTATGGACGATCCGCCGAAAGACTTATATATTATCACAACTGCGAGAAAAAGGGATACGTTAGAATGGGAGGGTGAATTGACGCCCTTCCTTCTTTCCATTCACGATGATATTAATCTGTATAGCAATAAAGTTGTGGTGGATTCTTGGAATAATATAAAAAAATATTCTCAAATTAAAGATGCATTTTTTATATTTGATGAGCAGAGAGTTGTTGGCTCTGGGGCATGGGTAAAAGCATTCTTAAAGATAGCAAAATCCAATCATTGGATATTATTATCTGCGACACCTGGGGATACATGGCAAGATTATATTCCGGTATTTATAGCTAATGGATTCTTTAAGAATCGTACAGAATTCACACGAGAACATATTGTATATAGTCGATTTAGTAAGTATCCCAAAATAGATAGATACTTGAATACTGGTAGATTGATTCGATTAAGAGATAAAATATTGGTTACAATGGATTTCAAGCGTCAGACGAAATCTCATCATGAAGACATCTATGTTAAATACGACATCGCAGCTTATAAAGAGATTGGAAGAAATAGGTGGAATCCATATAAAAACGAACCGATAGTGAATGCTGCTGAGTTGTGTTATATTTGGAGAAAGATTGTGAACTTGGATCAATCACGACAAATAGCATTACTTGAGATTTTAGAGACACATCCTAAAGCAATCATATTTTATAACTTTGATTATGAGTTAGAATTGCTGAAAGGATTATTCAGAGGCATACAGGTTGCTGAATGGAATGGACATAAGCATCAGCCGGTGCCAACAGGTATGTCCTGGGTATATTTAGTTCAGTATAATGCCGGAGCAGAAGGGTGGAACTGTATTACTACGGATACAATCATATTCTTCTCGCAAAATTATTCTTACAAAATTATGGCTCAGTCTGCCGGTAGAATTGATAGAATGAATACCCCATATACAGATTTATATTATTATCATTTGAAATCTCGTTCAGGAATCGATTTGGCAATCAGTAAAGCGTTGAAAGAGAAAAAGAATTTTAATGAAGCAAAATATGTAAAATGGTAAAGCGGGGTGGTACATACGGAAAATATTTATAAAGAAGTTAACTTTGAAAAGTACTGTGGGACTTGCGAGCATAAGGGGCTTGATGAAAAATTTGACCCATGTAATAATTGCCTGGCGAATGGCACAAATGAAAATTCAGAAAAGCCAGTTTATTGGAAGGAGAGGAAAAATGCTTGACACAATTTTAGTAAGTGCGAATTTCTCAGAAAAAGATGGAACAGGAGTATTACTTGTTGGTAGGAAGCGAATAAATCAATCAGCAGAAATTGTCAATGCTTTCCAGGGAAAAGAAGCTATTGATCTTTACAAAAAACTTATTACTAAGCAGGAGAAAAACGCCAAATAAACATAGTCTATAATGAAGGGATGGTATATACTATTAGTATATTGGTCCTTATCACAAAAGAAAGGGCTTGCTAAAGGAGGCAGGTAAATGGAAGACAATATGAAAGAATTTATTGCTTACAGCAGAAAACTTTTGAGGAGCTTAACAAAACTCAAGAAGTTATTAGAGAAAGGCGAATATGATGAGGCTAAAGAAATGCTTGATGAGTTAATCGAAGATACTCAAAAGGATATTGAAGCATAACGAAAAATGTCGGAAAGGACCTGTGGTTGAAAAATCGCAGGCTCTTTCTTTTTTATTACAAAATTGGAGGTGGTAGACAGATGAGTTTTCAATACGATCAGTATTTACAGCAGCATAGAGCAAATGTAAAAAGAGGATACGAATGGCTTTGCGAAAACTTACCGGGAATTACTGATAGTACACTGACGGCTGGGTGGAATACAGAATTTGCACATGATCAGTCTAAAGATGAGAAAGACGAATACGACGCTTACGATGCATATTTTTATGGAAACAATCGTTCATATGAAGTTGTGGAGAATTATAAAAAGGCATGGTTGCTCCATATTCACAGAAATCCACACCACTGGCAATACTGGATTCTAATAAACGATGACCCGAAAGAGGGAGAGATTGTATTAGAGATGCCATACGATTATATTATCGAAATGATTTGCGATTGGTGGGCTTTTAGCTGGGCTTCTGAAAAATTATATGAGATATTTGACTGGTACGAAGAGCATTCAAAGTATATGAAACTGGCTACTGGAACAAGAGAAACGGTTGAATATATTCTAAACGCTATTAAAGAGAAACTGGACGAGCTATCTCAGATAGAACACAGTGGTGTAAAAGGTATGAAGTGGGGAGTTAAGAATGGTCCACCATATCCGATACAGGATAATGAAAAAGTTGCAAAAGTAAGGAAACATAGTACAATAAAAGCAACAAACATATCGAAAGAAAAATTTACCGGATACGCTCTTAATCCAGAAAAAGCACCGGATAAAGCAAAAACATTTAAGTCTGCACTTGGTTATACTAAAGATAATGCGGACGAGTTGATTGAGAACATAAATAAACACTTTGATGCTGAAAAACTCGAAGAACGTGGAAATAATGGATATGGTATGCGATATCAGCAAATTATGAAATTAAAGGGTCCTAATAAAAAAGAAGCGAATGTTCTTACGGCTTGGATTGATGACGGTGATGGTGGGGTTAAGTTAACAAGCGCATACGTTACAAAGAAGGAGGTTTCCGAATGAAAGTAGGTCAATATGATAAGGTTGTCTTGAAAGATGGGCGGTCTGCCACAATTGTAGAAATTTTAGAAGAAGGTGTGGCATATATAGTGGACGTGGATTTACCGGGTCCAGATTGGGACACAATAGAAATCAAACATGATGATATTTATAAAGTTGTTTGAGTAGAAAAATAAAATTATATAATGTGAAAAATATCGTAAGAGGACTGTTATATTGGCAGTTCTCTATTTTTATGCGTAAACTGAAAGGAGAATAATAGAAATGAAAACTAATATTATTGCAGTAGATTTTGACGGAACTCTTTGTGTAAATAAATTCCCGGAAATTGGTGAGCCGATTACAGACACGATTGAGTACATCAAGAACCGAAAAAAGAATGGCGATAAGATTATTCTTTGGACATCAAGAAACGAAGAGCAGACAAAGAAAGCAGTTAAGTGGTGTTCAGAGCAGGGACTTACTTTTGATGCTGTCAATGAAAATCTTCCTGAAATCGTAGAAGCATTTGGTGGTGATTGCCGAAAGATATTTGCTAACGAATATATCGACGATCGCAACAAGCTGGTGGCGGATTGCCGGGAAAAATCTAATATGGAAAAATGGGCTGAGAATGAAATTGCAATTGCGTGCCATTTAGAAAATCCAGACAGAAAAGAAGGGGAGTGGGATTATGGATGTGCTTGCTATGAAAGTGCTTTGAAAGCGTTCCGTTCACTTTGCAATGATGGGCATTCTGGATTTAGCATTGGACTCACAAAAGCTATATTAAATCGTCTGATTGACGGTAAAACATTAACAGCGATTGAAGATGTTCCGCAGAACTGGGGCAGATGTGACAGACGAAAAGATGGAACTAAAACATATCAGTGTAAAAGAATGTCTTCGTTGTTTAAGAAAATTGCTACGGACGGAACCGTCAGCTATTCGGACGTTAATCGATGTTATGGTGTAAATATTGATAATCCTAATTCGTCATATCATAGCGGATTGATTGATAGTGTTATTGCGGAAATGTATCCGATCACGCTGCCGTATATTTCATATGATAAGCCGTTCAAAGTTTATACTGAAGATTTCTTGACGGACCCTAAAAATGGTGACTTTGATACTGTTGGGATTTTCTATGTAATTACCCCAGCAGGAGAAAGAGTAGAAATCAATAGATATTTCAAAGATGCAGAAATTGGATATGATGAAATCGATAGGGCGGAGTATTTGGTAAGAAAGGAACAGGCTTATGCAAAAGGCGTTAAAGAAGAGGATGGTGATACGAATGATTAAATTCATTCTTGGAATACTGCTTGGCGATATATTGGGAGTATTCAGTATTTGCCTCATTCAGGGTGGTAATCGCAGACAATATATTTTCCCGAAGAGTGAGGAAGATGCTGATGAATAGAAAACGATTTATCATAGGATTAAATAATCCGCCCAAAATCTCAGAGAACGAGAGAAAACATATCATAAGAAAATCTATAGAGCGACAGCATTGGAAAACTAAATGCACGATTGCAATGGAAGAATTTGCAGAGTTACAACAGCAGATAAGCAAACAAATTCGTGGGTATGAGGACAGAGTTGGACTTTTGGAAGAAATGGCAGATGCTTATATTTGCCTGGAATTCCTTAAGTCCATTTTTGATATTACGGAAAGTGATGTAAAGAGAGCTATAGATGTCAAATTATTAAGAGAAAGGAATAATCAAAAATGAGTAAAATGATCGAAATCGCTGGAACTATTTCATTTGGAGGAAAGTTATTAAATGTATATGGGGACTTAGATGCCCCATTATTCAAAGCTAAAGATATTGCACATGTCATTGGATATAGTTCAGGAAACGAATGGAAGATGCTGGAAATGTGTGAAGAGGATGAAAAGCTGAAACTACCTTTAGTAGTGGCAGGTCAGAGACGTGCAGTTAATTTTGTGACTGAAAACGGTCTTTATAATATTCTGGCTCAGAGTCGCATGGAATTGGCAAGAGCATGGAGAAGAGTTGTACATGACGAACTGATTAATATGAGAAAAGAAAAAGGTCTCAATATTTCAGAACAGTTCGAAGAGTGGGACCATGCAATGGACAACATCTACTTTGATGAGGATACTGGACGACTTATGCAGTCGGTAACAGTTCCTGGAGGCGATGTCATCCAGGTTCCATATAAAGGAGATAAAGATGAATAGGACAACGAAAATAAACATCTTGGCGTACGCTTCTCAGCCGGACATGAATATTAACTACTTTGGTGATATCGTCGAATATAAAGGAAAAAGATATTTTGTGAGTTTGGCTGAGGAGTATGTAGAGTTTCGAGGAATTGTGAAGGAGACATCAAATGCTGTTTGTAATTGATAATTTGAAATATGATACCGATAAAATGAAGCTTATATCTACTAAATGTGAGTATCGATGGAAAGGCTCACTCACGGGTTTATATTTTGATGCCAGAGAGGTGAAACTTTTTAGAAGCGACAAAGGACGCTGGCTGTTAGTATATGAAGAGGATTATAAAACCGTTGGACGAGCAATGACCGAAGAAGAGGTGAAAAACTTATTAAAGCGGTTCGATATTGATGTTTATGAAAAAATGTTTGGAGAACTGGAGGAAGCGTAATGATCTGGACGTTGATAACTGTAGCGTTAATTATCATTGGAATTATGTTATTAGTGGTAAACAATACGTGTAATAACTTACTATTATTCGTATTAGGAGTAACCAGTTTGGTAGTTGGCGTGTTCATAGGTTTTATAATTGGTACTATTGCCGTTATCAATCTCACTGCTGTAGATAAAAGCATTTATGAAGCTGAGATGCAGTACGAATCTCTTACAAAGCAACTCCAAACGATCGATAGCGAGTATGAAGATGTTTCCAAAGCGGAAGTTATTCAGAAAGTGTACGACTGGAATACAAAAGTATATAAATCGAAATACTGGACTGAGAGTCCGTGGACTAATTGGTTATGTAGCGAAAAATATTCGGATTCACTGAAGTATATAGAAATGGAGGAAATGCATAATGATTAGGGTGATTGTCGAACCATATTGTCAAAATTGTCGTTATTTTAAACCCTATATTTCCGATAAAGGTTATACAACTTTTCCAGAACACGATACTATTGTTTGCTGTGAAAATGATTCAGCATGTACATATGCACGTGATGAATTGAAAAAGAAAATGGAGGATGAAGATTGATGATGTTATATGTGGTTCATGGAAACACTTATTATGATGGTTATGGTCATATCGAAAATATTTTTGGTATTTATACGAAAAAAGATACAGCAGAAGCGACTAAAGATTTAATAATCAAGGAACTCTACGAAAAAGAAATCGCAAGAGGGCAGATGACTATTGTTGAGGATATATCTGATATTGAAGTAGAAATTTTGGAAATCGATGCTGATGAAATCGTAAATATTGAACTTGGGGGATATTGCGAATGATTAAATTAGAAAATGTAGTTCTGGCAAGTCCAGAGCAGATGGAGTTTATTATTGAAGGAATGCGAAATCCTATGAATAGCTGGGAGAAGAGTGATACGGAGACAGACCCTGATTTATATAGTCTGAAAAATATGATGATCGGTTCTAATGATCATTCTCTCATGCAGCGATTAGCGAAAGCTGGTACGGATCATAGAAAATTTATGAGGATGATGCCGGTGTATGTGAGAATTACAGCACCTTTATATTGGTGGAAAGAGTTCGATACGTACAAGGTTGGTACGGTTGCCAATAGTTGTAGTACTATGCATAAGATTGCAGCGAGGGAATTTGCGCTGGATGACTTTTCGCATGATCATTTAACTCCGAGATTCAGAAATATGTTAATGGAAACAATTGACGAGCTTAATTATCTTAGAGATAAATATAATCACTTTGATGTAGAAAAAGAAATGAGTATGAAGGCTGGATATATATTTGACTCTAAAAAAGATGTTTGGTGGCAGATGATTCAGCTTCTTCCGAGCAGCTATAACCAGACTCGTAATGTCATGATGAATTATGAGGTCTTGGCGAATATTTATAAGTCTCGTAAGAATCACAAACTGGACGAGTGGCGGAGCTTCTGTAAATGGATTGAAGAACTTCCATATTCTGAGTTGATTACAGGGGAGGATTCGATTAATGGCGATATTCATTAGGAAGAAAGATTATGATGCCATAAAGAGTGGCGAAGAGATAGAGATAGTGGTTGAAGCACAGGGAAGAGAACCAATGTGTGTTTACGTCAGAAAGGATATGGTAGAAGAAAATGAATGATAAATATTTAAGCGTTATTACCAACTTCGGTTGCCATTATACTTGTCCTTATTGTATCGTCAGAAATAATAATTTAAATATTCCAAAGTCAACGATTGAAGGGTTGGATTCGTTGAGACTTGAAATTGCACGAAATCAATGTAATTGGATATCCTTATCTGGTGGAGGCGATCCATTATGGAATTATAGCGAGCACAAAGACTGGTATGATGAATTCTTCGAAATAACGAATGGATTAAATAGGGAGCTTCATACAAGTTTACCTAATATCTCTGAGGTGCCTTATAGTATATTTGACAGGGTCGTGTATCACTTACACGGATTAGAACAGTTATACAGTATTAAGAGACAAAATTGTGCAATTGTCAGGGTAGTGTTTGTCGTGAATGAAGGTTTTACGGAAGACCTCATTAATCGCATAGCGGTATTCTGTGCAAATTCGGATAATATTGATGAGCTTAGTTTCAGACAGATGGTGGATGATCATTATCAAAAGACATATTACTGTTATGATTATTTAAAAGCTGGTCATAAAAAATTATGGTGGTATATAGAGCAAAATGATTACAATTTATATTACTGTCAGAATAAAGTCTATACGGAATATAAGAGTATTGGAACGGAGATGAAGCAAAATGAATGTAACGATTAAAGATGTTTTACCGCTCATAAATACAAACGACATCCGATTACTGGATTCTGACGAAGATGAAATCGCGCTGATTTATCAGGGATACAATGTTGGGCTGCTTTCTGACGAGACGTTGAGGAAGCGTGTAACCGGCATATGGAATGATGAGTGCATCTTGAATACAGTTAATGTGCAGATTATGGATGAAGAGAAATAACACCGATAAATAATGCAATCATTATCGTCGCCCTATTTCTGATTATATCTTGGGCGTTGTTAAATTAATATTTTACGGAGGAAGAGAAAAAATGAGTTTAGATCAGTTAATCCCGATTCTAATTTTAATAATGGCGGGATATTTATGTGTTTATGGAATTGTAAACAGGATTTGTACATGCGTTGAGACGTATAGCGCATTGAAAGCTAGCGATGCAGCAAGAAAAGCGTACCTTGAAAAAATCAAATAACAAGTAAAACTACGATGACTGGAGTCTAAACGGCTCCGGTCTCTTTTATTATGGAGGAAAATTATATGTGGTCTAAAAAAACAATCAAAAATAAAATATCGGCGATTAGACTTATAATCTTGGCAATCATTTTATTACCATGGTTAGATGGGGATGCAACATTCCTTATATTTGCATTGATGATTGCTGTACCGTTATTCTTTGATAAGAGGAACTGGATTATCGGTTAGGAGGAATTATTGTGAATCGTGCTGAAAGGAGACGCATTCAGAAGAACGAGCAGAAAGCTAAAACAGCCACATATAATGTTACGAAAGCTCAGCTGGATGCTATGGTAGAAGAACAGATTGGCGAGAAGATAGCCAAGGTAAAAGCTGAAGCCACGTTAGAAGCCGTAAATTCCGCAATGGTATTGATGCTTACTTTACCACTTGAAGTACTTATGGATTTTTATTGGAAGAAATCATATGCAAAGCGGATTCCAGAATTCACAGAACATGTTCTTGACTATTATGAGAAGTGGGCGAATGGTGAATTGGATATGGACGAGCTGAAGAGAGATTTGTGGGAATATGGCGGAATAAAGCTAATGGAAGGAAACGCGGATGGGTAATGATTTAAGAAGAAACGCTGAAGGATATTCTGATCCGACAGCATACAATGCGATAAAAAACATTGATAATGATAGAGAGGGTGAGGAGAGATTTCATAAATTGCTGGATTCCATATTCAATATTTGTGAGTTGTCCGGCTTTCATATAGAAGAGAGAATCGTTATTAAAGATAAAAAGACTGGAAGAATTTGGAGGTAATGTAGTTATGGAAGGTATTGAAAAAATAAAAGAAGCGTTTGCTGGGATAATTGAGCGATTAAACAGGATTGTGAAAACGATTTCGAAGATTTTTAAGCCGCTTTTGGATAAAATCTGGAAGGAATGCAAAGGTTCAAAGAAGAAAAATGGTGGTAGGGACCCGTTCAGATGCAGAAAAATGAGTAAAAACAAGCTCAAAAAGTACAATTATATCCCTGTAAATCAGAAAAAGAGACCAAATCAGCGGAGAAATATCTAATCTAGGTTAAAAAATGGAGGTGTGGTAGAGCTATGAACAGACTTGGAAGACCGCCAAAACGGGATGGAAGCGTGAAAAATGGACAGTACAGACTTCGATTGAGCGATGAAGAAGCCGGAATGTTGGATTATATTTCAGGAAAAACAGGAGAAAGTAAGGCTGATATTCTGAGAAATGCTTTGAAAATGCAGTACAATTTAACCCGATGTGCCGAATAATTGGATATCCAAAAAGTCATTTTCTGCCCATTTTTGTATTTTTATTTTTGACCAACGGGAGGAAAAGCGTCCAAAATTTAAAAAATTGAGATATTGGATATCCAAAAAGTCCATTTTTCTGCCCACTTTTGGTCATTTTTGCCCACTTTTAAAAATGAAAATGGGCAGACTAAAAACGCCGGAAACCCAGTAAAATCAAGGGTTCTGAGATATTGGATATCCAAAAAAGCCCACTTTCCCACTTTTTTCTTCTATTTAATGTGAAGAAAAGTTTAATAAAATATATAAATACGAAAATAAAAGTGGGTTTTTGACCATTATTGGATATCCAATAAATCGAACAGGATTACAAGGCTGATAAATCGCTTTCAATTTATATTTGTTCGTGATATACTTAAAGTGCCACACAATCATATAAAGTCTTAAAAACATTCAAGGGAATATCTTTGGTAAAAAGTGTATTCTCTCTTTACTTGTACCCTTGAATGGAGACGAGATTGTGTGGCAACAATTGGGAGATGCCTTTTTCGGTGCGTCTCTCAGTTGGGGCGCACTTTTTAGTTTCAAGATTCTTCTAAATGAGAGAGGGTCATTTATGACAAATACTAATAAATCAAGTGGTTCGAAAAAGAGTGGATTAAGTAACGGACTTGGCGGAGCGTTATTAGGCTTGGCAGCGTCAAAAGTTGTTGAACCGGCACTTGAGAAAACGATAAACATTGTTGCCGACAAAATATCAAATGATGTGGGCAAGAAAACAAAAGATGAAAAAATAATCATTCCAGAATTGTATAAAAAAGGTTTTCCTCTTACAAAAGATCAGGCAATGTCTGCTTTGGATAAATGTGGGATAACTGCTGTTCCGATAGAAGTCAGTTTAAAAGAGGCGAGTCCTAGATATAAAGATTGTGTGGATAATCAAGTTGTAGATTCAAATCCAAAACAGAAGCGACAAATCAATTCGGGTGGTGTTGTATACATAAAATATGTTCCACATGATGTAATCGTTGAAAGTCAAAAAAAGTTTAACAATGAAGAGAATGCAAGAAAGGAATTGAAGGAACAGAAAGTCGCCAAGAGTATTGAACGGAAAGAAAAAATGAAATCATCGATTGAAGGTGCTACCGGGAAAGCAAGAGATAGTATTGTAAAGATTTTAAAAAATAATACTGACAAGAAAGGAGAATCTTCCGATGAGCGGTAAAAAGAAAAGAGGAACTTTAGGAATTTTATGGGATGTTATATTGACTATCCTGACAGGAGGATTATGGTTGATTTGGATACTCATAAGATTCTTAAGAAACAATAGTTAAAAACTGAATATTGATATTTGACAGAGATGCAAGAGTGTGTCTCTGTTTTTTTATGCTCTTTTTTGCGCGCGAAAAATACATGCCCTTTTATGAAGAGAGAGGTAAAATATGCATTATTATATTTTTACCATTTTCTTTTGTATTTTATGAAAAAGAGAAGGAGCTTTACTTTATGTTAGAAAATAAATTTCAGGCGAATCTGATAAAGGAATTAAAGCATAGGTTTCCGGGGTGTATTGTGATGAAGAACGACCCAACCTATCTACAGGGGATTCCAGATTTACTTATTCTTCATAATGACAAGTGGGCTTCTCTGGAATGTAAAAAAAGCGCTGGCGCAAAGAAGCAACCAAACCAAGAATATTATGTTGGTCGTATGAATGAGATGTCATTTTCAAGATTCATATGCCCAGAGAATAAGGAGGAAGTGTTAGATGAACTTCAACAATCATTCAAAGCTTGAGGGGCTACACGCTTTTCTTGGAGCCAGTAAATATCACTGGATAAATTACAGTGAAGAAAAAGTAGCTGATACATATTTGAAATTTTTAGCAGTTCAGAAAGGAACTACCTTACATGCATTTGCTGCACAGTGTATTGAACTTGGACAAAAATTACCGCAATCGCGAAAAACTTTGAATATGTATGTGAACGATGCTATCGGATATAAGATGACACCCGAACGGGTATTATATTATTCCGATAATTGTTTTGGTACAGCGGATGCAATTTCATTTAGAAAAGGATTACTTCGGATACACGATTTGAAGACTGGGGCCATTCCAGCACACATGGAGCAGCTTATGATTTATGCGGCTCTTTTTTGTTTGGAATATGATGTGAAACCGAGCGAAATAAAAATGGAATTACGGATTTATCAGAACGATGAAGTATTAATTCATAATCCGACAGCTGAAGATATTGTACCGATTATGGATAAGATTATTACTTTTGACAAAGTAATCCGCAATATAAAAGAACAGGAGGTCTAAGCTTATGAACCCAATAGCAGAAGATATTTTGATGCATTATGGAATGCCTAGACGTTCTGGAAGATATCCATGGGGCTCCGGGGATAATCCATATCAGCATAGTGGCGATTTTCTTAGTCGTGTCTCAGAACTTAAAAAATCCGGTTTAACTGAAAAAGAAATTGCCGATAGTATGAAGCTGACGACAACACAGTTGCGAACTCAGATGAGCTTAGCAAAAGATGAGAGAAGAGCTTTGCAGGTTGCTACAGCTAAAGGGCTTAGAGAAAAAGGATATAGTCTTAATGAAATAGCTAAAGAAATGGGATTCAACAATGACTCTTCTGTCAGATCTTTATTAAATGAAACTTCTGAACGCCGAATGAATCAGGCTAAAGCGACAATGGAACTGCTTAAGCGTGAATGCGATACAAAAGGAATGCTGGATGTTGGTACTGGTGTAGAGAAAGAACTTGGCATATCAAAAGAAAAATTGAATGAGGCTCTTTATATGTTGGAACTTGAAGGGTATCCGGTTTATGGTGGCGGTGTTCCACAGGTTACGAATCCTGGAAAGCAGACCAATATAAAAGTATTGTGCCCGCCTGGTACAGAACATAAAGATATTTATGATTATGAGAATGTACATTCTGTAAAGGATTATATTTCTTATGATGGTGGTGAATCTTTCAGAAAATCATTTGAGTATCCATCAAGTATGGACTCAAAGCGATTAGATATCCGATATAAAGAAGATGGCGGTATCGATAAAGATGGCGTTATTGAAATTCGTAGAGGAGTAAAAGATTTATCATTAGGCGATGCTCACTACGCACAGGTTCGAATAATGGTTGACGGTAAGAAATATATCAAAGGAATGGCAGTATATTCAGATGACATGCCAGATGGAGTTGATGTAATCTTTAATACCAACAAATCAAAGTCCACACCTAAGATGGAGGTTCTGAAGGATATAAAAAATGATCCTGATAACCCGTTTGGTTCTTTGATTAAGGAACGTGGCGGGCAGAGTTATTATGATGATCCAAAAGGAAAGTATACAGACCCGATTACAGGTAAAAAACAATCGTTATCACTGATTAACAAGAGAGCAGAAGAAGGAGATTGGGGTGAATGGAGTAAAACATTGCCGTCTCAGTTCTTGTCAAAACAGAGTTTATCATTGATAAAGAAACAGCTTGGATTAGCAACAGCAGACAAACAGGCTGAATTTGATGAGATTAAATCTTTAACCAATCCAACTGTAAAAAAGACTCTTCTAAAATCCTTTGCTGATGATTGTGATTCCGCCGCTGTTCATTTACAGGCAGCCGCATTGCCACGTCAGAAGTATCAGGTAATTTTACCTTTGACATCGCTCAAAGATACTGAAGTATATGCACCGAACTATAAAGATGGTGAAACGGTAGCATTGATTCGTTATCCACATGGTGGAACCTTTGAGATTCCCATCCTTAAAGTCAACAACAAGAATGCTGAAGGTAAAAGAGTTCTCGGTAATACGCCGGCTGATGCTGTTGGTATTACTAAGAAAGTTGCAGACCGTTTATCAGGAGCTGACTTTGATGGTGATACTGTAATGGTAATACCATGCAACTCTACAAATAGTAAAGTGAAGATCACTTCGACTCACAGTTTAAAGGGATTGGCGGACTTCGATACAAAGGATGCATATGGACCAGACTCCAGTAAACCGGTAAAAGTGGATGCTAAAGGTAGAGAATACTATAGCAGAAATGGAAAGACATATCAGAGAATGAATAACACCCAGACTGAGATGGGTAAGATTTCAAACCTCATTACCGATATGACTCTAAAAGGAGCTACAGAACCGGAGTTGGCTAGAGCTGTGCGCCATAGTATGGTCGTCATCGATGCCGAAAAACATAAGCTGGATTACAAACAGAGTGAAATTGATAACGGCATCAAGTCCTTAAAGACAAAGTATCAGGGTAGCTATGATTCTAATGGACATTACCATGAAGGAGCTGCTACTTTAATTTCAAGAGCTAAGTCTGAGACTCAGGTTCTGAAACGAAAGGGCAGTCCGAAGATTAATCCAGATGGATCTCTGAGTTATAAGGAAGTCCGAGAAGAGTATACGGATAAGGATGGTAAGTTGAGGGTTCGCACCCAGAAGAGTACCAAGATGGCAGAAACACGAGATGCCCGTACACTTTCATCAGGTACCCCACAAGAAGAAGCCTATGCCAAATATGCGAATAGTATGAAGTCCTTGGCTAACCAGGCTAGAAGAGAGATGGTAAGTACCGGTAAGATAGCCTATTCAGCATCGGCAAAGACCGCCTATCAGTCAGAAGTGAAATCCCTTGATGCAAAACTTAACCTGGCTCTTAGGAATGCGCCACGAGAACGGCAAGCTCAGACAATAGCAAATGCGACTGTTGCTGCTAAGAAAAAAGAGAATCCTGATATGACGAAAGCTGAAGTTAAGAAAGCAAGTCAGCAAGCATTAACTCAAGCGAGAAATCAAGTCGGTGCCAGCAGAACAAGTATCGATATCACTGACCGTGAATGGGAAGCAATTCAGGCAGGGGCAATCAGTGAGAACAAGTTAGCACAGATTTTAAATAATACAAATATTGATACAGTGAGACAACGAGCAACACCTCGTGCAACAACACAAATAAGTAAAGCGAAGCAGAATCGTATCGCTGCACTTAGTGCATCTGGCTACAGTACATCTGAAATTGCTGACGCACTTGGAATCTCTTCGTCAACTGTTGTCAAGTATCTGAATGGAAAGGAGTGAGCTTAGTAGGATATGGCTTACAGATGTGCATTAACTACGAATGACAATCCTTTTGATCCGTTTGAACAGTTCACTCAATGGATGATGTTCGATGAAGAAAAAGGTTATCATTCAACTGCGTATTTAGGAAGAATTGCTCGAACTTCTGATCAGTTTTCAGATGAAGAAAACGATGCAGAAATTGAAAGAGCAATAGATGAAATAATTAAATATGATTTCCTCAATATTTATAAAAAAGTAAAGAAAGAAATCAAAAGTGTACAAGTGTGATTCTAAGAATAGAATGTTTGGTCACAGAACTAAACGAGAACGATTGTGATTGATATGAAATGAATTCAAAGGTAGGGGGGTGCGTAGATTGCATACCCCCTCTCACATCGCGGCGGTCTTTATTTTTTCCCCGGAGGGATATTTTTGAAAACGGTTCCCAGTTAGTAGTGTTTAAGTGGGGTGATATAAGATTCGAAATGTAACAAATAGACAAGATCGTGGCTCATCTTTTTCTGTGATTGAAACCTCCTTTCAGTGAATATACCGATAGAGTCTTATGTCATCTCACTTAAACACTACTAAAAGATGTATGAAAGATAAAGAAAGGAGGCAGTAATCATGGCAAAACCTAAGGAAAAGAAAGCAGTAGAACAACAAAAGCTCAGACCGGCATTTACACCAGAGGCAAGAGAGAATCAGTTGATTTCTTTAGCTGTAGATTTGGCAGAGGAAAGATTATTGAATGGTACTGCATCCTCACAGATGATAGTTCATTTCTTAAAATTGGGTTCGACAAAAGAACGTCTTGAAAAAGAAATATTACAGGAACAGAAAGACCTTATCAAAGCTAAAACCAAAAATATTCAATCGGCAGAACATTCAGAAGAATTGTATAGAGATGCGCTTAATGCGTTTCGGGGGTATAGCGGACAAGGAGCTATTGAAGATGTTGAGGACTTATAGCGAATTATCGCGTTTGCAGACTTTCAGAGAACGATTCGAATACTTACGATTAGACGGAATTGTAGGTGCTGAAACATTTGGCTTTGATCGATACATAAATCAAGTATTTTACAATTCGGACGAATGGAAAGCCGTAAGAAAAACTGTAATTATTCGAGATAATGGATGCGATTTGGGGATGGATGGATATGACATACATGGCAAGATTATCGTTCATCATATGAATCCTTTTTCAATAGACGACGTTTTACATCGAAAAGAGGAATTGTTAGATCCAGAATTTTTAATAAGCACTGTCTTGAATACACACAATGCTATTCATTATGGTGACGAATCATTATTGCCATCGGCGCCAATTGTTAGAACAAGAAACGATACGTGTCCATGGAGAAAGTAGAGGTATATATGAGTAATGAAAAGAAGAGTACTCCGACTGTTGGCGTGGTGGTCGGATGTAAAAGATTAAATATCAGAGAAGAGCCTAGTAAAGAGTCTGAGGTAGTAGACATCGTTCCGGTAGAAACAGAATTGTTAATCGATTCGGATTTCGAACATGAACTGTTTTATTCTGTTTTAACACCGGATGGAATTGATGGATATTGCATGAAAGAGTTTGTGGATATCAATTAAGGGGTGATACGTTTGGAAAGCATATTAACTTCTACAAAAAAGATGCTCGGAATTGTAGAAGAATACGAGCAATTCGATTCCGATATTATCATGCATATCAATTCTGTATTTTCAATTCTTCATCAACTTGGTGTCGGACCAAATAAGATGTTTCGTATCAAAAACAAAGATGCCAAATGGGATGAGTTCATCAACGACGAAAGTGTTCTTGAGCTTGTTAAGACCTACATGTTTATGAAAGTAAAATTAATGTTTGACCCACCTCTTAGTTCGGCGGTAATCGAATGCTATAAAGCACAGATTAACGAATACGAATGGCGATTGAATGTTGAGGCGGATACTGGTGGAAAGGAGAATCAAAATGGATAACGATTTTTTAGAGCATCACGGTGTAAAAGGTATGAAGTGGGGCGTTCGGCGTTACCAGAATAAAGATGGAGCACGGATGAAATCAAGTCACAATAAAAGTCAAACCCCACAGGAAATAGCACAGCGAAAAAATCAGATGCGGAAAGTTGCTAGAGTTGGAATCGGAGTAGCAACAGTGGCAGCAGCGGCTTATTACGTTCACAAGAATCCAGAAAAGATTGGCAGTGTGATTTCGAAGTTTAGAGGTGTAAAAGTTAAAGATTTGAATCAGAAAGCCGTAGCGAAAGGAAAAGAATATGTCAACAGTGCTATTCGAGGAGCAAAAGAGGGAGTTGAAGAAGGACTCAAAGAAGCTCCTAAAAAAGCGACTAAAGCCGTCGTAACAGGTGTGGTTTTAAATGAGACAAAAAAGTATCTTGATAAAACAGTTGGCAAAGAAGAAAGTGCCAGAATTTTTCAGGCAAATGATAATAAAAAAATCGGCAAATTCTGGAAAGTCTCACCAGATGACAAAGACGACGATTAAAAGGAGCTAAATAAATATGGCATTATCAAACACTGCCGTTCCGAAATACTACGGCATGTTTCGAGATGCCGTAATTAGAGGAGAGATTCCGGTATGTAGAGAAATCGATTTGGAAATGAATCGAATTGACCGTTTGATTGATGATTCGAGATATTATTATGATGATCAAGCAGTTGAGGGATTTATTTTATACTGTGAAAATGAATTAACGCTAACTGATGGATCTGATATGAATTTGTTGGATTCATTCAAACTGTGGTCTGAGGAAATTTTTGGCTGGTATTATTTTGTTGAGCGTAGCGTATATGAACCTTCCGAAGACGGAAGTGGTGGACATTATGTTACGAAATTAATACGTAAACGATTGGTGAATAAACAGTATCTAATTGTTGCCAGAGGCGCCGCAAAATCAATGTATGGTTCTTGTCTTCAGAACTTTTTCTTGAATGTTGACATCACAACAACCCATCAGATTACAACAGCTCCGACGATGAAACAAGCAGAAGAAGTATTATCGCCAATCAGAACTGCTATTACCAGATCAAGAGGACCATTCTACAAATTCTTAACCGAAGGTTCTATACAGAATACCACCGGTTCAAAAGCAAATCGCGTGAAATTGGCTTCAACAAAAAAGGGAATAGAGAATTTCCTCACTGGCTCGTTACTTGAAATTCGTCCAATGAGGATAGATAAGCTTCAGGGACTTCAATTGAAAGTAGCGACTGTTGACGAATGGCTTTCTGGGGATATCAGAGAAGACGTTATAGGCGCAATTGAGCAGGGAGCCTCTAAAGTGGATGACTATCTGATTGTCGCCATAAGTTCAGAAGGTACTGTCCGAAATGGAGTAGGCGATACAATCAAAATGGAATTGATGGATATCCTAAAAGGTGATTATGAGAATCCCCATGTGTCTATATGGTGGTATAAACTGGATTCCATCGATGAGGTTGGAAATCCTGATATGTGGTTAAAAGCCAATCCTAATTTAGGAAAAACGGTTAGCTATGAAACATATCAGTTAGATGTTGAGCGAGCTGAGAAAGCACCGGCAGCTCGAAATGATATCTTAGCTAAAAGATTCGGTTTACCAATGGAAGGATATACGTACTACTTCACATATGAAGAAACGCTTCCTCATAAATATCGGACATATTGGAATATGCCTTGCTCAGTTGGATGCGACCTTTCGCAAGGTGATGATTTCTGTGCGTTCACGTTCTTATTCCCATTATCGAATGGCTCGTTTGGTGTAAAAACTCGAAATTACATCACTGAGTTAACTCTTATGAAACTCCCAGCAGCAATGAGAATTAAATACAATCAATTCATTGAAGAAGGTAGCCTGATGGTACTTGACGGCACGGTATTAGACATGATGGAAGTGTATGAAGATTTGGATAATTACATTATTCAGTCTGGATATGATGTGAGAGCATTTGGTTATGACCCATATAATGCAAAAGAATTTGTTGAACGTTGGGCTCAGGAAAATGGACCATTTGGAATAGAAAAAGTCATACAGGGTGCCAAAACGGAATCGGTTCCTCTAGGGGAACTTAAGAAGTTATCAGAAGAAAGAATGTTGCTGTTCGATGAAGAACTTATGACATTTGCTATGGGAAATTGTATTACTTTGGAAGACACGAACGGTAATAGAAAACTATTAAAAAAGAGACGTGATCAAAAGATTGATGCTGTTGCGGCTATGATGGATGCCTATATAGCGTGGAAACACAATCGCGATGCGTTTGAGTAAAGGAGAAAAATATGAAGAAAAAATTAACGGCATTAGTTTTAGCTACTATGTTAGCACTTACAACATCCGTTCCTGCATTAGCATGTACACCAAAATTACATGTTGATATGCCTCAGATTTCAAACATTAAATATGAACCGAGTGATCAGATGAAAGCAGCATGTGATAATGCAGCTAAGAAATATTTGGAGGAACATCCGGTTGACTTAAAAACTGATGACAAAGAATCTGAAACCGAAGAAGTAATTGAGGCAACGAAGCCGGAAGTTAAGAACACATTCAATTGGCAGGACTACAATTTCAGAAATTGGCGAACAAGCTGGTTTGCTGCTTATTAGAATCAGAGAGGTAAAAATCAAAATGGAGATAACAGTAGGTTCCAGACTTAAACATGCTTGGAACGCTTTTTTAAACAGAGACCCAACAAATACTTATCGTTATGGAATGAGTGGTGGGTATTCATATCGACCGGATAGATTTCGATTTACTAGAGGGAATGAACGGTCGATCGTAACAGCGGTATTCAATCGTATTGCGCTAGATGTGGCAAGTGTGTCCATTCAACATTGTGAATTGGATGCTAATGGACGATTCAAATCCGTTGTGGATTCGGGGTTGAATAATTGTCTTAATTTAGAGGCGAATATTGATCAGACTGGAAGAGCATTTATACAAGATGTCGCAATGTCGATGATGGATGAAGGTTGTGTCGCAATTGTGCCCATCGATACTACTATTGACCCAGAAATAGCGGATGGATTCGATGTCGATTCCATGCGTGTTGGACAAATCATTAGCTGGTATCCGCAATATGTAAAAGTGAGAGTCTATAACGAAGAAGTGGGTTATAAGCAAGATATCGTTATGCACAAAAGTTCAGTTGCAATTATAGAAAATCCACTGTATGCGGTTGTTAATGAGCCTAATTCGACATTACAGCGCCTAATTCGAAAATTGAATCTTTTGGACGCTGTGGACGAACAGAGTAGTTCTGGAAAATTAGATTTGATTATTCAGTTACCGTACACAATTAAATCAGAAGCACGGCGTAAACAAGCTGATGCCCGGCGAAAGTCGATAGAAGACCAATTATCCGGAAGCAAATACGGAATTGCATATATCGATTCAACCGAGCATGTTACACAATTGAATCGTTCAGTTGAAAATAATCTAATGAAGCAGGTGGAGTATCTGACGAGTATGCTATTTAGCCAGTTAGGAATGACACAAAGTATATTAGATGGAACAGCTGACGATAAAACGATGCTCAATTATTATAACAGAACGATAGAACCAATTATTTCGGCAATTGTTGATGATATGAAACGAAAATTCCTATCAAAGAATGCCAGATCAAGAGGCAAATCTATCATGTTCTTCCGTGATCCGTTTAAGCTGGTTCCGGTTTCTGAATTGGCAGAAATCTCTGATAAGCTGACGAGAAATGAAATTGCTACTTCTAACGAAATGCGTCAGGTAATTGGATGGAAACCATCAACAGACCCGAAAGCCGATGAACTTAGAAATAGTAATCTGAATCATCCAGATGACAAATTGCAGACAGATAATCCAGATACTCAGAAGATTACAGATACAGGAGGTAAAAATCAAAATGAAGTATGATTTTGGCGGATACGCCACAAGAAATGATTTAACATGCACCGATGGACGTGTTATCAGAAGAGATGCGTTTAAGGCGCAGGACGGAGAAACGGTTCCGCTTGTCTGGAATCACAATTCGTCCGATCCAAGTAACGTTCTTGGACTTGCCCACTTAGAAAATCGTGATAACGGAGTATACGCTTATTGCGAATTTAATTCTAATGAATCAGGGCAGACTGCGAAAGAACTTGTACGACATGGCGATGTTAGATCGCTTTCAATCTTTGCAAACCAGCTTAAACAGACTGGACAAGATGTTGTACATGGCATTATTAGAGAGGTTAGTCTTGTACTTGCCGGTGCAAACCCTGGTGCGTTTATTGATGATGTGATTGCACATGGTGATGACAGTTCCAGTGGTCTCATTATCGGATATGATGAAAATATTATGCTTTATCATTCAGACGATTCGACACCACCTAAAGATGGCGAATCTGATAAGAACGATGATGATAAGACAGTTGAAGATGTTTTTGGCACTTTAACCGAAGAGCAGCAGACATGCGTATACGCAATGATTGCTCAGGCTCGTGAGGATGGCGAAAACTCAAAACATAAAGAAGATAACTCAGAAGGAGGAAAAAAAGATATGAAACATAACGTGTTCGAGAATCAGCAGGATGGTGGTAAGAAAGATTTCCTTTCACATTCAGCCCAGGAAGAAATTCTCAAAATGGCAAAAACAAGTAACGTTGGGACATTTCAGACAGCACTTCAGATGTATACCGATGATAATGCGCTTCAGCATGATGCTGTTAGTAGTGGATTTGTTCAGACCGGGGAGGGAAATGTAACTAATCTGTTCCCAGAATACCAGGAAGTAAGACCGGGAGCTCCAGAGTTAATTACATCTGATCAGGGATGGATTTCAAAAGTAATGGCAAAAGTACATAAAAGCCCTATTTCCAGAATCAGAACAAGCCAGGTGGATATTCGTAACATTGCTACACTCAGAGCTAAAGGTTACAAAAAAGGTAAGCAGAAAGCACCGGCTGGAAACTTCAAGCTGATTAGAAGAACTACTGACCCTCAAACCGTATACGTTAAGAATGCATTACATAGAGACGATATTGTGGACATTACAGATTTCGATTACGTAGCATATCTTTACAATATCGATCGCATGAATCTCAACGAAGAGCTTGCTACAGCAATTATGCTTGGCGATAACCGTGATGATGGCGATGAGGCAAAGATTATGCCTGATCATATCAGACCTATCTGGACCGATGATGATCTGTATACAATCCACGTAGATCTCGATATTGATGCTGCCAAGAAAGAACTCCAGGGCACAAACACAAGCGTAACATTCGGAGAGAACTATATCTATGCCGAGGCAATGATTAACACTGTTCTGTATGCAAGAGAAAATTACAAAGGTACTGGAACACCAGATTTCTATTGCACGCCGCATATGTTAAATGTGATGCTTCTTGCAAGAGACATCAACGGACGACGAATCTATTCTTCTAAGGCTGAACTGGCAACAGCTCTGAACGTTGGCGAAATCTGCACAGCAGAGCAGTTCGAAGGAAGAGTGAGAACTACAGCTACTGGTAACAAGAAGAAGCAGCTCATTGGTATCATCGCTAACCTTGCGGATTATTCGCTTGGTGCAACAAAAGGCGGAGAAGTAACACATTTCACACAGTTCGATATCGACTTCAACCAGGAGAAATCATTGCTTGAAACAAGATGCTCAGGTGCATTAACAAGAGTTTACTCCGCAATTGCAATCGAGCTTGATGTGACGGATACTAAAGATACCTCACATGATCAGGATATTGCAGGTTAATGGAGAAAAATCAAAATGAATAAATTTTTTGGGAAAATTGGATATTCAGTCATGATACAAACTGCGCCCGGTGTTAATCGTGAGAAACTGATAGAACGTGATTATTACGGAGATGTCATCCGGAATACAAGCCAACATCAAAACTCGGATACGCTTAACGATAATGTAAACATATCAAATGAGATAAGTATAGTCGCAGATCCGTTTGCATACGAAAACTTTCACTCTATGAGATATGTTATTTTTATGGGAGCAAAATGGAAAATCACGAATATCGAAGTCCAATACCCAAGATTAATTTTAACTGTTGGAGGTGTGTATAATGGATCGGCGAATAAAACTGCATAATGAGTTGTGTGGGATTTTAGCTTGTCCAAATGAAGGGACAGAGTGCCGAGCTTATTTCCAACCACCAACATCAATAGAGATGAAATACCCCGCTATTGTTTATGCTCTCAGTAATATTGAGAATGCGTTTGCAAATGGCGGGGTTTATTCGTCTGAAAGACAATATTCGGTGACAGTTATTGACTACGATCCGGATAGTCCATTGGTAGGCGCGATTGCATCTTTGCCAATGTGTCGATTTAGTCGGCATTACACGAGTGATAACTTAAATCATTATGTATTTGAAATTTATTATTAAGGAGGATGTTTTATGTCTAAACTTGTATGGGATCAGGCTGGTGAGCGAAAGTATGAAACCGGTGTTGATCGAGGAGTATTGTTTCCTATCAAATCAGGAAAGTATCAAACCGGTGTTGCATGGAACGGACTTACCGCAGTAAATGAAAGTCCTTCCGGTGCTGAGCCGTCTGCGATTTATGCGGATAACATTAAGTACTTAAATCTTATGTCCGAAGAGGAGTTCGCAGCAACAATTGAAGCGTATACATACCCGGACGAATTCGAGGCTTGTGATGGTTCGAAAGAAATTGAGGAGGGTGTTACGATCGGTCAGCAGACAAGAGAACATTTCGGATTCTGCTATCGTACTTTAATCGGTAACGATGAGGATGGAAGAGATCACGGATATAAGATTCATATCGTTTATGACTGCTTAGCTTCACCATCTGAAGTTGGTAATAATACAGTAAACGAAAGTCCAGAAGCAGCTAGTCTTAGCTGGGAGATTTCAACAACAAAAGTTGATATTCCAGGATATAAGCCAAGTGCAACATTGGTTATCGATTCAACAAAAGTTGCTAAGGATAAACTTGCTAAAATTGAAGAGAAGTTGTATGGAGGCGATTCAACAGAATCTACAATGTTACTTCCATCAGAGGTAATTGCTCTTATTAAGGGGTGATTAGATGTCTAAGCTTGTATGGGATCAGACCGGTGAACGAAAGTATGAAACCGGTGTTGATCATGCAGTATTATATCCCCCACATCAAACCGGTGTTGCATGGAACGGACTTACCGCAGTAAATGAAAGTCCTTCCGGTGCTGAGCCGTCTGCGATTTATGCGGATAACATTAAGTACTTAAATCTTATGTCCGAAGAGGAGTTCGCAGCAACAATTGAAGCGTATACATACCCGGACGAATTC